CATCAAGTTGGTACCAAAATGTCATATAGAGCTTGATAGGCAAGTTGATAATCATTAGGAGAGGGACATAAACGAGATACAAATTTTAACAGGAGCATCTTGATTCGTAGATCAATCTTCTGTGTAACCCCCATAGGATAATCTCGATATCTATATGTCAATTTAGACATCTGTACTGCTCTTGCGATCCACAGCAGACGTTGGTCTGGTTCTATCTCAGACAGGCATCCTAAAATTACCAACCCTGCTTTCAGTGATTGGAATTCCTCATCAGATAATCGGCCACGCTGATTGCCCTGGATATTCTTATATAAAGCTTTCATATGGTTCAGTTGATCCTCGATTGTATCCGGAGATGATGGAGAATTGAAGCCTCCACACACATTGGTCAGTATGAAGTTCATTGCGTTCATGTACTTCCCTGGTACAGAAAGAGGATAAGCCGGAGGTGACTGAATGTTGTAATCGGCAGCAGCACAGTACCTAATCTTAATACTAGGATCCCAAGGTATTACACATAAGTATCGGTTTACGGGGGCAAGAAACTTATCTACTAGATATATCTTGGCACGCGGATTGGTTAAATGTAAATGGCCTAATAAGCTTATTAGCTCCTCATGGGTACAATAGGTCTTAAGGATTACAGTTCCAGTCCAACCTAACCGTTCTAACGGAATAAGTAAAGCTAGGGTAGGTCTATGCCCTGCCTTCTCTACATCAATACAGATTAAATCAGGGTTATCAGTATGAATAGACTGCTGCACGACATCAGGTTTTCGCCAATCTCCACCATAGGCCCATACTGTTTCCGACCAACTAAATCGAGTATCATAACCCGCTACCCTGATCTCTGGTGGAATGTAAGTTCTGAATCTCTGCTGTACACGAGGAATATCCTGGAGTAATTCTATGCCAATGATATTATGAGACCCTGTCCTGATAGCAGCTACGCCCACTGCTCCAGCTCCTGTTCCTACCAGCAGACATTTGCCTCCAGGATTATGCTTGGCCAATACTGGTATCCAATAATCCTGTGCGATCCCGTGGAAACCGTAGATGACTCCAGCATGGCGTAGAATATCAAGTATCACTCGCTGACCCGCTTGAGAGCTGCTTGGCTCCATTCCCACCTCGTCACAAGGGATAGGAGAAGGCCCAATGATAGTACTCTTAATGGATGTTGGATGTGTCTGTGTGTTCCCAATTCGGGTAATGTGGGGAACGACCGGACCGGAATTACTCGGTAATTCTCGGCTTAATCTGATCAGTTCTGGAATGGATACCCTTAAGGAGACAAAAATCTTCCCTTGGAGTGCCCTCTCTACAGCATCCGAAATGATAAGAGCTGCTCCTCCACCAATCTCATTAAGACTCAATCGCAAAAGTATCAACTGTGCTAGAACCATCTCCTCCCCTTTCCTCTCATTGACAGCTGTCCATAAAGGGTTGACACATCCAATAAACAACGCTGACCGAAGATGACCTGGCAATATCTCACCTACCCTTGAAATTTGGAACACCATCCAAGTAGCTACCAGCTTACTGAAACTACTGGATGAGGAATCAGCTGTGACAAGTCTGGGATTGCTATATACTGGATGAAAGGGATCTTCCAGAATTTTAAGTGTCATAGCCATTAAAACTGATGTACACCTATCAATAAGAAGCTTCTGACCAGATTTTCCTGCTCCCAGATATAATCCATGAGCTTTGCAGAACTCATCATCTCTGAGCAATGGATGAGTAAGTGATCTTAAGTATGTACTCAGAACAGAATTAATAATCTTCTTGACTAGAGTATACTCCTTATACCTGGGTAGAATTCGGCCATGTAGTCGACTTGCCTGAACCCTAGCTCTCTCTGCAACTGCTAGACTAGCTCCCATGAACAAGCGCTTTGCCCCTATCCGCTGAACCTCTAGAAGATCAAGCTCTTCTCCTTGAGTAGCAAAATTGTACATAATATCCGTAGCAGATTGAATCCTCGAGTGATTATCCAGATAGCTTGCAAAATAAGCATATGCGACATTATGCCAACCGAGAGTAGTAACAGCCTCTGGAGTTACATCTGATTCTCCCAGACATGCAGATTTCAGAAGATTCCCTGTCTGTCGATAGTACAGGATTGGGGTATAGATCAATGGATTCTGAGATGGAGGTATATTTGGTCTTGTCCTCAAGTCTCTACAGGTAACTTTTTTGTCAGGAATCGGCTCTAGGTTATCAGGAAGACTGATCCAAATAGAAGGCACCATTGTGTCAGGTAAGTAGGAGCTATAAAGGCCTGCCAACCAGATTCCTGCTAGATAAAACTCTTGGAAAACAATTGGATAGTCATGCTCACCTCCGGAATATTTGCCAGAGGAATCTGAGCTCAGCATGATATGTGTACTAACATTCGGAGTTTGGGCAAGATATGCCGGCGGTCTACCTCTTATAGCATCATAACGATGAGCTGGAGTTCCTCCATAAACATGCTCCTCCAATAGTTGAGAATACTCCAAATCATCACCTGTTCTATATCCTGCAATACTGCGAATAACCTCTGACGTATTATTGTCACCGGATAACTGACTGTTAATCAGGCCAAGTTTCTTAATAGCTACTGCACCTGGATGATTTAAGATTAAACGGATACCATAATCAGCACGCTTCTCTCTTGTTCTTGATCCAATATAAGGAGCTACAGGCCCGCGGGTAGTTCTAAGCACTTTAGAGGCAGAGACAGACTGGATAGATATGAAAGCCGATACGTCATGAGGACTATTGACTCCCATAGACTGATCTAATGGATGGATGGTTGTAACACCTAGCACTTCTTTACCCCATCTGGATCGAAGAGTTAATGCAATCTCATGTGCAGGAGGGAGGGGCATATATATGTCAGCCTTGGCAAGTTTAGCCAAGCGATCTAAGACACCTAGCATAGCAGAAACATCATGGAACATCAAGTCTCCCCCTATATCTACCCCTGACCCTCGAGCAATTTTCTGAATTGATCGGGTGTTAGTGAATTTAGCCTTGAACTCTTCAGTGAGACCCATTGGACTCTCGGCATACAGATCATGCAAAGGTAGAGGATAGACTGGTTCCGCAGTTTGAAAGAATTCTTCTAAATACTGAGCAAAATCTCCCAAGGAAACATTGATCATCTCTTTTACTGCTTGATTGCGAATGGTAGGAAGAATTTGGTCTAAAGTTGATTGACGCACAGCTTCTTTAGGAGCTCTGTATCTACGGAAAGGAACACTGTAGGGATCAGAGATAAGATTCATGATATTAGGAGATGATTCGTACAGAGAGTCATCTTTAAGCTGACCTAACATGCGTCTATAGATCTTTCCATCTAGTTTTGATTTGCTGAGGATTTTCAGGCTCATGATTTCGGCTGTCAGTGGATCTGCTCCTCCCTTGTATACAAAAGCAGTCAATGTAGATACTGGGAGCCCTCCTAAGGCACTTGGAAGAGTAACCAATGCTCTGAGATAGTCACCATTTGGTAAGTATCTAGATCCAATCGTTTCTGACAGCATTTGTTTGGACAGTGCTGGTCCATGAATATCTCCAACTCTCAGAGTATATTCAAGATAGTCCATGGCTAGAAGATTAGCTAGATACCATGAACGAAGAGGCATCTCAGATCTCTCAGCCGCTCCTATTGCTCCAGAGTAAATTGCACCTACATTGTCCAGAGTTGTTGGCATGTCAGTTGCACTAACAGGGAATAATCGTGAGTGAGCTTTCAGAGTAGTAGGGATGTAGACTCCATTAACCCAGACATGTTTAGAATATGTCACAACAGATGTAGATCTCAAACACTCTTCAGGTTTTACAATCTGATTAACCCTGCGAGCTTCGAGCTCTATCCGTGCCATAAGTACATTGTAGAGGAGGGTTAATGCTTCTCGTTTATCCTCATCTGCTCTTAACCGTCTCCAGACTACTAGCACCTGATTATCCCCTTGACCTGTAAGTGTAAATCGAAGTCCATAATCCACAACAGCCAGATACATCATAGCTAAGGTAGCTATTGTCCAATGCTTTTGACAGATACCTTCAAACCCTCCGAGATGATTGTACCACAGGAGATCGGACTCTGGAGGATAATTGTTATTTGGAGAGATATAAGGAGGTGGACATCCCGATACACGCACATGAATCAGCGCTTGAGCGAAGAAGGTATGAGCAAATGTATACACTCCTGTCATCCCATACATTTGATCAAGATCATCTCCAATGATATGAACAGCTAGTTCTCTCCAGCGAAGATTCCAACGGGTCAGATCCACTTCTATAAACACTCTGAGTAGAGTGTCAGATTGAATGGGATTAGTCAGAGCCTCAAACCTCTTTAGTACAGCTAGACCAGAGTTTGTCATAGTTTGCTGAGGAAGCAATCTAAATATTCCTTCAGCAAGATTATGTTCAGCCAGAACAAAGAAGAGGCGGATTTCGAAGCAGAGCATAGAGAACATTCGAGGAGAAGTTTTCATCTCTCGCTCCTTGGGATAGAGAGCTACAATTAGCCAATCAATAGGAATGTCACCGGTCACTACTCTTCTAACGATCTCTCGAGCTGAGATCTCTTCTCGACTCAACATTTCTAGTAACAATCTTCTTGTGGGAATTGGACCTGGATCGAATCCTAATTCTTCCTTTGTCCAAGCACATGCCATCTTGCTACGATAAAAGGCTATGGCTTTGTCATCCATCAATTCAAGATAATTAGGGACATAATCGAAATCGAAAATCTTGGTCCATGAAACCCCGTTCCAATCCTCTAGTGGATATGAATAGTTATCAAGTTCTAGATATCCGGCTCTGAACAAGCGATGAAGTTTGCTTCCCTGTTGATCAAAGTGTAGTTCTGGCCATTTGCGATTCTGAGTTAGATATCCTTGTAGAGCTAGATGACAAAACCCTGATCTTAGACGAAGAGCATTTGACAATAGTGTACTATCCTCTTCCTGAGCATGAGCTGCAGCTTCCTTCGCCCCTTTGATTGGATCAATGAGAGGATGCCCCATCAACTTCTGTAGTCCGAAGACCTGTGTGACTGACCAAGGATCACTGAGCTGTTCAAGCGCCGCAGTCAATTTGTCAGTTACATAATTCTGTCCGCGAAGAGAAACCGGACGTAAACTATCTTCTTTGTCCTTTGCCTTTTGAACCATCCGTGTATAATCACTAGGACGGACAAGCATTTTGTCAGAGATTTCACTTAAATAGGCCTTCGAGATTGGTTCAATTGACTTAATGATCTCATATCCCATATTTCCATAGTTGGCTAGACCTGCAGCCTGATACTCGAAGATGCTCTCCAACGTTCCTGTCAGAGTTGTCTTATGATGGGAGGGCTTATGAATCACAGCAGTCAAATGAACTAGATAGCGAGATTGAAGAAGATCCAGGAACATGAGACATTGGTCGAAACTCAGATAGACATAAGTGCCATTCCATGGAAGAAAGAAGAAGCTCTTTCCACCATAATATTTCACTCCACGAATACTAATGAGCTGTATGACTTTACTTCCAGCTGCTAGATTCTTCCGAACGGCAGTTATTAGAGCCCGAAAGATCAAGAAACCATTGTAATACTTGTATACTGGAGAAGGAATAGTAGTGTAGGCAATCTCCTTGAACTCCTTAATCAAAGATACTGGACTGTTAATCGAAGCGTCAAGACCCGTGACTGCATCTTCATACAACTTGTCTGCAGATTTCTTGATCTGATCAAATTTCTCAGCCGCAGATACAGTAGCAATTGCATAATATGCGACAAATTCAGGGTAATCCTCAGGATCAAGACTAGTGAGATTATCTGCCATTTGAGGCCCCAATAACTTGATGATGCGATAAGCATCCAGATGGTAAGGATTAAGATCTTTAAGCTCAGTCAGTGATAGGCACTCTCTCAAGGCAGATCGGAATCGAATGATATCCAGATTGAGAACAGGACTAGATAGAGTAGCATCTGCGAAGAACCGAGGAGTATGATAGTAGGAATCATCTTCCAAACGAGATAGACCTGCAAAACCAGACATGATAAAGATAGTATCTAAGTCTCGGCTTTTCTTAAATCATTTTATTGCGAATGAATGAGGAATACTCTGATATGTTGAATACCAGTTATAACAAAAACACACTTATCATAATATGTGATATACGTGAGGCTAGGAGAGAACAAAGGAGATCGAATGCAGACTAGAACTATGCATAGGGCTCATATGAATGCTGAGACTTAATCTTCAGTCTCTTCATGGCGAGGAGTCTCCTCAGTAGTTTCCACACCCTTCAAGATCAACATAGCACGAATCCACTTATCCAATTTGGCATCATGAGTATCATCATGAACATATCTAGCAAGAGTAGGATTGTTTTCCCTAACGATACGATAAGCAAGAGCTGTCAAAGGTCTAATGTCCTGCTGGCGGAAAATTCCCAACCTATCTCCTGCAATAATCTTCGAATAAGGACGGAGAGAATCAGGAAACTCGAGGATTTTACGGGAAGAATCCATGTAGATATCAATGTAGGGAACTAAATCCGGGATTTCCTTAGCCTCAGGCCAGGCGAGCAAAAGATCTTTAATCATAGCAACATGTCCCATTCCTTGCCATCTCAGAAGGCGATAAGTGGTAGCAATAATATCATGACCGGTACTTGGACGTGTATCTCTGGTCCAATACGCCAACTCCGTGGCAAGAGGAGCACGAAACATGGGATTAAGAGTCCACATGGTATTGATTGCTTTCATCACTTCGATAGAGGGTTTGTGTGACCCATTCCACAATTTCATGTCCTCTGAGGATAAATTATACTTATTGATTAAGGCCCTAGGACGATTGACATGGAATGCAGTGATATTTTGAGCAGTAGCTTGTTTTCCGATCAAAAAGAGGAACACAGATACATTACAGAAGACAATTGCTTCAGACACCATAGGAGCTATGTATTGATAACAGAATACAGGAGGTGGGAGCAAATCACTTTCATAAGCACACCTGGTAGTTAGCCCATGCGTATGCTTCTCAGCGCAGCCTAAGTGAGAAAAGAAGGAACGGGAGTCAAGTTCTTCAGGCTCATCCGGGATATCACCGTTAGGATACATAAGAGATGCATTTCTGATCACTTCACTATCAATCGCTGGAGTATTGATGATGTAATATTGTCCAAGCTTGATACTTTTTGTGATAAGATTAGGAAACACCAGCTCCAAGATAGTAGCCGCCCAATTACGAATAGAATCCGATTCAGTATCTGGATCCCATACTTCTCCCATGCGACTAAGAAGTTCAAGAGCAAGAATCCATCTAATGTTGCGATGAACGATCCCCTTCACTTCTGGAGTAAGAGTGCTTGGATCATAAATAAAAACTGTCAAAGCTTTTGGATCTTCAATATGAGCTGATTCCTTGACATCTCCCATACCAGTGGCTAAAGAATAAAGACCACGCAAAGCATCCTTCTTGGCAATTTTCTGCTGTTGTTGATTCATGGTGATGAGCGAAGATAGAGTGATAGTAGATGAAAAGTGATGTAATGAACTGAGATAGTATCTGGTCTCGGCTTTTCTTAAATTCAAATCATAATACACTCTGTTGAAGAGGTACTAACTGACCGATCAAGTTGAATTGATCATAGACACAAACCACATTGGAGCAATCACTCAATGTTAAAGAGAAAGTAAAAA